CTTCCGAGCCGTTGATGTCGATTTCAGGATTGAGCACAACTTCTTTCTTTATCATCTCGGCAGCTATCACGTCCTGACGATAAACCTTAACACGCTCGTCGGGGAATGCGGTTTTAGGCGTAGCCGAGATGCGAAGTTCAACGGCGGGATTGATGCGTTCGAGCACAGCTTTTGTCTTGTCAGCAGTGTTCGACCAAAACATGTGTTCTTCGTCGATCACTGCGACAATAGGTAGTCCGAGTTCTTCCTGGGTGCGTCGAGTAATTTCATAAAGTGAAGCGGAGCTTTCGCTATCGCGCACCATTATATTTTTCTCCTTGTTGACGCTCTCCCAGTTTACGAAAAGAATCTCTCCGGGCTGAATACCCTCGCTCTGGTCGAGTTCGTCGAACATAACCGGGGTGAGCTTGCGGGTTTCGCCGAAAGCGCCTTTGAGGCTCATGTAGCTTTGGAGGTGGAGTTTTCGGGGTGCGAACCAAATAAAGGCACACTCCTTGAAACGGCTGTCGCCGCGTGTGCGCAGTTCGTCAACGATGTTGGCGAGAGTCTGACAAGCCATGACGGTCTTACCGGCACCGGTCGGAGCCTCAAAAACTACCTTGCGACGATTGCCACCGAGATTAAGCAGCTTGACCGTCTTGTCGGTCAGCTCGCTTATTGCGTCCTGTTGGTATTTCAGCGTTTTCATTCGTCGCCTCCTTCCTCGGCAAACAATCCACCGATTTCTTCTTCTTCAGATACCGCGAGTGCATCTTCTTCCTTCGATTCGAGAGGTTTACGCTTCGGTTTCGGTAGGATTCGCTTGTAAGTGTTATAGATAGCCTGAGGCAACGCGCAGAGTTCTACTTTGTCGTTGACCGGCTCGAAACTTGCCTCCCAGGGGTCTTCACTCGGAGAGAATACATATACCTTAATCTTCGAGTCGGTTTCCACCTTTTCTATCATTTTGACGATTTCATCGACATATCGCTCGTCGTAGATAACGAGCATTTTCTTGTCGCCCTGCTCGAAGTAACGATAGATGTTTTTGAAGGTCGGCAGACCTGCAAAAGTCTTCTTCTCTGCATAAAGGTTTTCCTTGATGCAGAGCATATCGGTAGAAAGTTGAACTAAGCGACGCATATTCTTTGTGGAGCGACTGCGACTAACAAAATCCGTCCTATAGTAACGTAGGTTGTTGTCGGAAAGTCCGGCAACTTCTTCGCCGTTCGGTTTGGTATAGCCCTCGATAACGCGCTTGTTGCGCTCGTAGGTTACATTCTCGCAAATGCCGTTTTCGTTGTTTGTACAAAGAATACACTGACGCTTGCCGCTGTCCTCTGCATTGAGTTGCATGACGGCATGTAGGGTGGTTCCTGAACCCGCAAAGAAGTCGAGAATTTTTATGTTTGCGTCTTTTTGTGTAATTTCGATTAAATAGCGAACTAATTCTACTGGTTTGCTATATGAAAAATCTATGCGCATTTCTGAAAGCAAATTAGTACCTAATGTGTTTATATAACCATCTATAACATCATTAGGCAAAACAACGTTTTCAGATGTTTCTTCATCTTCGAATTTTTTTTCGTAGGCGTTCCAATCAGTATGATTGCCATCGCTATCGATAAGAGGAGAGCGCTTTGATTTAGCAAAAAAGATTTTGTCCTTTTTAGCTAAATAACTTTGATAACTCCATCTCCACACTTTGTCTGCGCGGGTTTTTGGAGCAACATGAGCGCCATCTTCTTCGATTGAAGGCATAACATCACCCGGAGGAATAATTAAAGTTCCATCAGGAGCCTCCATATAGTATCTTTGATTGACACAGCCCCTCAAAGGGTCAAGAGAAGATTGAAAGAAAGAATGTGCTTTCCTAAATCTTCTGCCATCAATATCAACAAGGTTGTAAGTTTTGCCGTCGGTTTCAGCATTTACATCAACAAAAGGCTTTAATAAGTCGAGATTCTTGCAGTATACGAGAACATAGTCTTTTGTTGGTCTGAAATAGGTACCTTGATTAGAACCCTTTTTGGCAATTCGAGGTACCAATGCTACTTGTTTGAAAATCTCGTCACATAACAATTTCAGATTAGCGACTTCATCATCTCCAATTGATATAAAAATTACACCGTCGTCAGAAAGAAGCTTAAATGCTATTTTGAGACGACGTTTCATAAATGAAAGCCATTTAGAATGACGAAAGGAGTCTTCTGCATCAACATAATCGTCATTATAACAGAAGTCTTCATTCCCTGTGTTGTAAGGAGGATCTATATAGATTACGTCAATTTTACCTGCGTGGGTGTAAGCGAGGGTGGCAAGGGCTTCGAGGTTGTCCCCCTCGATTAGAATATGATTTGGCGCACCGGAACCCGCTTCGGTCAATGCTTTGTCTTTGTCCTCTACGAGTACTGGAAGCTCGTCGCGCAGACGGTCTTCTACATCTTCGGGCTTATCCTCCCATACAAGCCCGTATGTTTTTGCTTCGCGGAGAAGTCCGAGAAGTGCCGAGCGTTCATCGTCTGTCAATCCCTCAATGGTATTGATACGGTCAATTAGTTTATGTCGATCAGTCGCTTTCATGGCGATATTGAGATTATCATAAAAAGCGAGAATACCCAAGTAGCATCTGAAGGCTGACCAAAGCCTGTAACAACTACCAAGGTATTCTCAAAAATTTTTCGGCTCTCGCCGTATGTCTTTGATTTATTTATCGGGTCATTTACAGATGAAGTTCTTGTTAGACTGCAAAGTTAGCAATTTTTTTGCTAATAATCACAATCTAATCAGGTAAAAGTGAAGTGATTTTACTTTACTTTACCTCCGTCTTTGAGTGCTTGAAGCAGCCAAGCCGGGAATATAAGGAGCATAATTAAGAATGACATAAAGCGAAAGATTTTGAAGTTTCAAGGAGGGCTGATATAGTCCTCGGCTGCAAAATTAGTCGCTTAGTGTGCCATATTCTTGCACCTTAAAGTTAAAGAATATTAACAGTGGATTAAAGTACGCCTGACATAGACAGGCTAAAAGAATCGTGGAACGGAAACTTTTCCGCGCCGATGTAGAGAGTATCGAAAGCGTCGGTGCCGTCGGTGCGGTGTTCGAGCAGGTCTTCTTCGCTCTCGGCAAGTTTCTCTCCGGATTTATCCTTGCGGAAGCCATTGCGACCGCGACTGACACCTGCCGACTGAATGGCGAGAATCAAGTCCTCGTTGTTTGAGCGGTTGAAGAATGGCACAAGGCGTTGCTTACCTGCGAAGCCCTGGTTGATGAGAAGGTATTTCTCGTCGTGGCGCATGGGATTACCGAGGTAAACCGATTCGACGCGCCAACCGTGCCGTTCAAACTCGTGCTGAACAGTCCAGTGGAAGTCCTGGTCGTTGACGGCATAGTTCGAGCCGAGCGCCGTTGCATCGTAGTAGAAAACCACGGTTTTATTCTGATGCGAGGCGTAGTAGCGGCAGAAGTCCTCGACGAGTGCCGGTATCTTACGCTCGAACTTGACGTAGAAAGATTTGATGACATTGAGCCGTCGGCCCCTGGGCTGACCGGCGACAATCCAGTTGATGTTGGCGTTGTAGTCCATGCCGATGCAGATGGGAGCCGTAGGGTCAACATCGCCGTCGGCCTGTGCGGTCATTGTTTCGAGAATATCGGGATGGCGCATAGCGACATCGAGGCCGAGGCTGTCGAGATATTCGTTGTTGTTGGCATCGTACTTGTGGCCCTCGCGCATGGAAGAATAGAAACCGTCCTTGGCAATGCCTATGCGTTTGCAAAGGATAGAGGTTTGGAACGTGAGCGGCGTGAGGTCGCGCTTCATCTGCTTAATGTAATTTTCGCCGAGAAGCTGCAAGTTTTCAATCGACGAGTATTCCTTGTAGTAGACAGCGACCGAGCGCATCTGATTGAGCGAGCGGTCGAGGCGGCGCAGGTGAGATTTGAGGTAGGCCGGTATCGGCATACGGTTGCGGCGAAGATCGCGGATGCGTTCTTTGACGCGCCAAATCTCATAGATGGTCCCCTCGATAGTGGCAATAAGCTCGGAGTCCATCTTCTCGCGGTAGTGGAGGAACCACGAGCCTTTCTTGGTCTGCGGCATATCGCTCAATATCATAATTGAGTGATTGAAGGAGTGCTTACCAAAGTGCGACTTGATGCCGCCGTTGGCCGGTAGCGTCTCGTCTTTCAGCTTCTCATAGTTGATGAACTTCGCTTCGTCGATGAGAAGCCACGACAGAGTAAGCGAGTTCGAGCTGCCCGGTCGGTCTTGCGAGATTATAACGGCAATCGAGCCGTTGTAGAACGATATGACGTGCTCATAATCGTTCGGCTCGGTTATAGGGCGAGCGAAAGATTTGGGGGGCTTTTTGCCAACGACATAATGAACACCCTCGATATATCCCCATCGCTTCCAAGCGGCGAGCAAACCGGGGAGCGTGTTTGTGAGGCCATGCTTGAACGTCGGCACGACAATACCGCCCGTCGAGCCTGGCATACGCTGCATATTGCGGAGGACGAACGGCGCGGCGATTGAGTCGGTCTTGCCTGTACGGCGACCGGCTACAATCACGGTGGTATTGGCAGCGATAAGTTGCGTAAGGCGTTGGGGCTTATTAAAGTAAACCTGTTTCTTCTCCGATGTTTTCATCCTGGTAAGGTGCAAAAAGTTCGTCTTCTTCGAGGTCAGCGTCCTCACACTCCACATCTTCGATGTCGAGCGTTTCGGCTGAATACTTGTCGAGCATAGCCTTGATTTTGTCCTCGATGCCCGGAATGGGCTTGATGCCGAGCACTGAGGGGTCGGCAGTGGCGACAAAAGGCTGCACGACAATCAGGTGGAAAGGCACGGCCTGAACGTCCTCGGCGTCAACCTTGTTGAGCTTACCGTATGACGTGGCGGCTCGTTCCATAGTCTTCGTATCTTTTCGCGCCTTTGCCATCTGATACGTTTCCATGATCATCTCGTTATATCGCCAGCGGTGAAAGTCGCGGCTCTTTTCCGAAAGGGCCGGAAGCAGAGTGTTGACGATGCGCAGGTATTCCTGTGCCGCGTTCTTACCCATCGGGTAACGCGACTTGAACTCGTCGACAAACTGGCGGTCTTTCGCGTCGGGGTTGGCGAGCCGCCACATATACATATCGCGGACGCGCATAACGCGCTCCGCAGCGGCCTCGCCATATTGACTGACGATGTCAGCCTCGGCGGTAAAGAGATGTTCCCGGCAAAGGTCGAGGGTGGAAATATTACTCATCGTCTTCCATATCAAGCAGATTATGGCGAGCGTTCTCCAGCGCAAGCGGCGAGCCCACCTGCGCGAGCATCATTTCCTGAGAGTGTAGCTTGACCTTTGAACCGGCCTTGCCACGGCGGTACGCCTTGGAAACCTCCGTCGAGCGGTCGGCAATGTCCGAGCGCAACACGTCAGCCGGAATATCGAGTATTACGGCCATGTCGCTGATTTTGAGATATATGCTTGCATATTTCTCAATCTGCTGCAATTCGTTCTCTGAATAAGTCATGGAGAGGTACGCTGTGATTGGTTATTAAATCGTTGACCTGCTCGTAGAGATTTGCAAAAATCTCCGGCGAAGTCGAGATAAAAGCTGATTCGTGGCGGTTGCCACGAGTCAGGTTCTGTGAGGTGATGACCGAAACAGTATCTCCGGCTTCGGAACGAACCAACAAAATCTTGCTGTGATTGTCGGCAAGATAGGTGCGCTCGATAACTTGGGTGATGAACGCCCAAAGTTTGAGCGTCTTGTTGGTCGCCTTGTGGTCGAGCACCAGATTTATTCGCGACACTTTTTTATCCTTGGTGATGAAAAAGAGTCGGCGAAGAAATTCCTCGGAGATAGAGAAGGAAGTCTGCCAGACCTCGGCGATGCCGACTTGGCTTAAAATCCATTCGAGAATGTCGGCAACCTGCACGGCATTTGAAAGGTAAGCCTGAAAGGGCGTCTCTTTCAACGGTCGAAGGATTTGGTTAATGTCGGCGGAGCGTTTCATTTCTTAGCAGACTTCTTGGTACCGGCGGCGGAGCGTTTTGCTTTAGCAGATCGCGAGGGTTCGGCCACGGGGCCGGGGGCAACATAATGGTCGTAAGCCTCCCAGTTGGCATGAAGTTTCTTGTCGAGCGATATAAGTTCTTTCAGGAACGGATAGCGCTCGGAATCCGGACAAGTGGCGTTTTCAAGCGAAAGCGAGCGGAGGCGCAGATGCAGCTCGCGCATACGTTGAAGGAGTGAAAGATTCTCAACGTATTTCGCTTTTATTTCATCGGGCAAAAGGTCGTGGTCCTCGCGCTTGCCTTTCTGAGGCTGCTTGTCTGCCTCGGCGGCGAGAGGAATATGCTCGGCAACAATGGCCTCGACCTGTGCCGACATTTCTTCGACCTGTGCGTGTGTCAGGGCTTTAACTCGAAAGTTGTAATACTTTTGGAGTTGGTAGTCCACGACATCGTGGCGGCGGTCAATCTGCGAGATGATGTTTTTATACATAATCTGATTGCCCGACAACTTCAAAAGGTAGAGAGCGCCGACGGTATAGTCGCGCTCCGCTTCCGGCGTTTCAAGCCACTGCTTTATCTGTTCAGTGAATTTGTGGTCCATTATAACTTGTTTGAAATTGCGGTGAAAAAAACGAGGTTTTTGCCGAGTGGCATCAGCAGCTCGCGCATCGAGATCATCGTGGCCCCGGTCGTAACAAAATCGTCGAATACGATTATGTTGCGCTCGGGTATGGGCGATTGGTTCTTGCTGCGCAAGCGTTCTGCGAACGATGAGCCAAAGGTGAACACAGCCCCGACACGATGCTTCGAGTGGCACTCGGCTACATCTTCGTAGAAGGGTATGCCGAGCAATTCAGCGAGCCGAGCGGAAATGAGCGAAGCGAAGTTACGCTCCTTGTGGCGACGCTTGGGCGAGGTAACGATGGCCCAGTCGCCATCGGCGAGCGAGTTGCCGAGAATTTGACGTATAAGGGTATTCATGCCCTCGGCAAATTTCTCGACCATATCCGGGTCACTCTTAATGTCGGTCAGCGTCCGGCCATAGAGCGACTTCTTCCATAGCGAGATAATCCCGAACGCGGGATTGCGGTAGGAAATTCGCACCTTGTTAGGGGCGAAGTCGCAACGGGCCTCTGCCTGTTGCACGTCTTTCCATGCCGCCCTCGATTTGGAAGCAAAGAGGTCTTTGGATTTGTCGGAGACAAAAGATGTGTCGAGGTCGGGAGCTTCCACCGAAGGAACCTCGATGTCGTTCAACATCTCGTCCAACGATATCGCCCCTTTCCTGACACATCTGTTATCCATAGAGCGCGGATATTAAGCCTTGACTGCGCCGTTGGAGCAGTCGATGTCGCCGTCCTCGGTCTCAAGAGTACCGACATAGAATGGCGCGGGCACTTCGTCGGTAGCCTCGACATTGATAGTGGTCGAGGTAGTGCCGGTGGCACCCTGACCGAGGTCCTGTGCGACAGTGGCCTTAGTGGTCCACTTGTCGTTGCCGAGAACACGGTAGTTGCCTTTCATATCCTCGACGATGAATACATTGTCGGTGTTGTTGATGTAGGCGGCAGCCGCGGAGGCATCCTGACCTACGCCGGGGTGAACGGCAACGAGCTTGTTAAGCTGAGTCTGCGAAGGCAGCTCGCCCTGAGCCTCGGACGTAAGCTGCGACTTGTCGGGTAGGATGTCGATATACTTCCACTTGGCATCAGCCGCGAGTGTGTAGTCGCCGGCCAGGATAGCCGAGGTAGCGCGACCGAGTTCATCGCGAGGGAGCTGCGGATAACCGAGGATAAACGACTTGGCGAGGAAGTATATACGACGCTTCACGCCGGGAAGTTCGGGGGTACCTTGGCACCACCCGAGGGATTTCTGAATAGAGGTACATTTTGTAGCCATAGCGGAGCGATGTTATACGGTGATTTCGATGGTTTTGAAACGGCGCTTGTCGATGGTCTCGAACTGCACACCGAAGAACATAG